TGCGGTTTGCCATTCTTGTTCAGAGTATTTTCCACTCCATTGCCCTACTCTATAACCGACTTTAGCAGTAAGAGTTTGCTCATCTGGTGCAATTGTACGACGACGGGCGCGAGAAATACCACGTGCTTTAAAGTAATTAAAGAATTCTCGTACACTTCCCTCAAGCCCAAAGAATAATAGTTCTTCAAGGGCTGAACGCATACCGTTACGTGGGAATAATGTAAAGAAACCCCAGTGATTGTTGGCTTGGTCTAGTGCGTTTCCAACAGCAGTGCCGTTTGGTACAAATGGTAACTTAGAATTAAAGTTTTTAGCAGTGCGGTCCCATTCAGCCAAGTCAACATTAGCAATAACTGGTTTATTCTGAAACCATTGCGGTGCAAATGATGCACCAGCACGTTCACCTGGGCGGTAAAATCCACCATTTTGTTTAATTTTATCTAAACTTTCAGATAAAGTATTAGCAATAGGAACTAAAGTTTCTTCTTTATATCGAATTTTAGGAGCATACTGTCCACCAAATTGAACTTCTAATTGTTTCGCTAAAAACTCACGGCCTTCACGGGTATCAGTTAAGCCCATACTCTGAGCCATCTGAATATAAATACCTTTAAGCATTAAGAAACGGCCGTATGGGTCAGTCTTCTCCCATTGGTCACGGACACCATTGGCATGCCAACGTGGTAAATAAGTGCGAACCATTTGGAAAACAAGTTCACTAGACTGTGCGTAGTCATCACCAATGTTAACTGTTGGAAATATTGGGTAGCGAGAAGCAAGTCTTTCTACTTTACCAATAACACCGCGACGCTTTTTAGTTTCTTTTATTACGTCTGCTCCGCCTTGCAATAAATCATAGTCACGTGTTTCTAATTTTGCTAGTTGCTCAGCGTTAGCAACAATATTATCAATAGTACCAATTGCTTCTAATTCATCATTTTCGCCTCGGATAGCAGCCAAGGTAGCAGAACGTAATTTACTTTTAATACTTCTGCTAACTTTCCAAGCAGGCATTACAGCCTTATTAACTTTGGCTAAGCCCATACCATTCATTAAGTTATGGACATTATCGGCTTCCATAAAGAAACCTTTAGCAGATTCAGCATTAACAACTTTAGCACTACGAAGAACTTCTTTAAATTCATCGCTAACTTCTGGAAAAGTTTCTTTAATTTTATTAGCAGCAGCAACTCGAGTTACTTTATCTTTGCTATTTAAATCATTAATTAAAGTACCAACTTTATCCCAATATTCATTAACACCACGTGAACGAAATATTTTTTCTAATTTAGTAGTATAAGCATTTGGGTCATCAGATGCTTCAAGCAAAGCCTTTAAACTACGGCTACCTTCGATAACAGTTTTACCAAATAGACGAACGCCAGTACCTACACCAAGGGTAGCATAAGTTAATGGGTCAGCAAAAATCTGATAACCTAAATCAGCAACACCAGACGCACGGTCATAAATCCAACGTTGTGCACCATGTGTGCCAGCACCTGGCTGTAACCAGTTAAACATCCTGCGACCAAAAGAAACCTTTGCATCATCAAATTCTCTTACAGCACGGTCAAACTCTTCATCGCCATCCATCATTCTTTCGAATGCTGCAAACTCTTCTTCAGTGTTTAACTCTAATAAAATTTCACCAGGACGTTTGCCTGCTGCAATCATTCTAGAAATTTTACCTACAGTAGCACCATAAAAGTTTTCTATTTTTGCTGCGCGTTCACGGTCAAAGTATGCTTCGCCATTGTAGGTTTCATCCCAACTATCACCAGTTTGGCGAAGGGCTGCATCAGCCTGACGAAATGGATTACTGATTACAGTTTCAGTATAATCACGTAAACCTTCAAATAACGCACCAACAGGACGAGTAACAATCTTTCCAACAGTATTTAAAAACGTTGAGTTTTGTTCTTTACCTTCTGCATAATTTGTATCAAACAATTCATTCATTGCTGTTTGAATGTCTGGATGTAATCTAGTAAATTGGTCAGAAGCATCTTTAGGATTTAACTTTAGTAAGTCGTTATGTTTTTTAGCAAACCATGCAAATTTGTTAATTTCATTTGCATCTTCTTTAGTTAAATATGTTTGCTTGGCAGCAACATACGCAGATGGCATTGTATCAAAAACAATACTACTTAATTTGCTGCCTTCGGCCACTAGAATCCTCGTTGTTGTAAATACTGATAAATTAGATTTGCTTCATTGGTTGGGTCATTCGCTGCAATTTGAGCAAATACTTCTGACAACCTTTTAGGTTGTGGGGTAGATAAAATATCTGGGCCAGGACCAGCACCAAATGGATTACCAGTTGTTAATGGTTCATCTGGCCGTTCCGTTGGTGCCATTAATGGCGTAATTGGTACAGGTGCAACGTTTCTTGGTGCAGCCATACGTTGCTTTGGTTGTGCTGCCATAGGGGCACCCTGTTGCAACCCCATCATTTCTTGACCTTCCCCATAGGACCCGCCACGCATATAGCGGGCTCCTTGGGTTGGTCCACCATCAGTGCGTTTTGATAACGCACCTGGACCAGAAACTGGGGCGGGTCTAGCAGGCCTGCGTAGTCCACCTTGTTCTGACATTATTTCTTCTTACCTCTTGTAATTTTTAGGGCTTTTGTTTTTGGCATAGAGCCACCACGGGCAGCCATTGCCTTATCTTTGTTAAGCATAGCCTTGCCCTTTGCTGCGCCTTGAGTAAAACGTTTGGCAGAGACATCTGTACGCTTAGCAGCATCTTTAATTGCTTTACGCCTTAAAATAGCAAGTGGGGTTTTACGCTCTGATTTAAGAGCATACTTTACACCCATCTTTTCTTCTTGGGTCATCCCTTTTTTATTAGTATGCTTTGGCATAATTATTTTTTCTTGCCCATCTTTTTCATTTTCATTTTCATGGCTTTGGCATCTTTCTTGCCTTTTGCTGTGTATGGGAATTCTTTCTTTCCTACTTTTGGCATGTTATCTCCTTGATGATTGTTTTACTATTTGAACTACGCCACCACTGTTGATGTCGTACCTTATTGCTATTTGTACAGCGGTTTCTATATCTACACCCGCTTCGAGTGCACCTACGGCGTAGTTGCCACCACTACCTGCTCCGTAGAATCCGTTCTCATCACGTAGTACTGTAAAGTCAGAAGCAATTGAGAACAGTTGTCCTTTGATTGCAATGATAGCATCTATGCCACTATCATCTTTTGTATCAGATGAGTCTTTCCATCCGTTATCAAATAATGCTTTACGCATAGACGGAATAACTTTTGATACCATAAAGCCATACAAGTCACCAGATACATTTACTTTTGGAGGTTTCCAAGCGTGACTTAAGATATCTGCTGCTCTGCCGTCACCAGCAACTGCAATTAGATATCCATTCTTTTCAACAATCTTATCTACACCAAACGAATTAAATGGTCTTTCGCCCCAAGTTGTCTGCGAATCAGCAGCCATTACACAACCTGTTTTATGTTGTACGCCAACAATGGTTGTCATACTACGCTCCTAATTGTGCCAACAATCCTGCTATGTCGCCACCACCACCAGGTGCAGCCATAGGCATTCCTGCTTCAGGTCCTGGAGGAGGAGCAGGTTGTTCTGGCTGTCCTGGTTCTGGTGTTTCTGGTACGATTGGTTTAAATACATCTAGCACAGCATCTTCAATGGCTTTGCCATTACGACGTGCATCAATAACTTTAGCAATTTTTTCAATCATTGGAGTTGGGTCTGCGCCCTGTGATGCCATTGCTGGGATTGCTTGGGATAGTGCACCAATTGCTGCGTTTAAAGCATCACGATTCTTTTCGATATCAATGCGCTCTTGTTCTTTAGATACGTTCATTGACCATGGTAGTTCACGCATTACGAAGTCTTTAGATACAAGACCTGCGCCTAGTGCCTGCAAAGAGAAGATAAGGGCACGGTTAGGGTCAAGCCCAGACATCAAGCCATAACGTACTTCGACGCTATGGTCGCCCTTGATGTCTTTACTTGGGCGATACTTAATTTCGTAAGGAGCACCTTGGTGCAAGCCCCTTACTGTTTTATCAAAATCAAATAATGATTCATCGACTTTGAAGCACAGGGCGATTACGTCTTCTAGTGTGTCGGCAAGTACTTGCTGTCCCGCTTTAATTTGCGTGTCGAATCCGCCCATTAAAGCCTGTACACCTGAACCAGTAATGATACTGGCATCTAGATTACCTGTGCGTCCTTCTGGGTAGCGAGCACCAAGGCGCATTTCCTGTTGCAACAGGGCCTGTTCGGTAAACGCACCTGTTGGCAATTCTAGGCCAACACGGCGGATACCTTGAGGATTCTGGCTACGAAGCACTGCATCTGGACCGAACGCAAACTCCTGAACATCGCTTGGAACAGCGAGCGGGGCCTGCACGGATTTTTCTGCGGCTTCCATAGCCAGAAGGCTAAAGCGAGCACGGGCCAGTTGAACCCACATAATGTCGTCAAACTGGCCACGTGGCTCGTCGTCAATACCAGGCTTAAAGGCCACACGTATTAGAATTTCTTTTAACGGATTTTCAATCCGTCGTAAAAGTAAATTACTACGTGCGGGTACAAATAGAACCTCTTGGTCTTTATCACGATAGCGGACTAACTCTACAAGAGAGTTGTAGTCAGACATATCGCGGCCTTGTCGGCCAACAAGTTGAGATTCATACTCTGGGAAATCTACAACTAATTCGCCTAGTGTCTTGACATATCGTTTGGTGAAGGATACGCATCTGTTATAGCGGTCAAATTCAGGGTAAGAACCCATTGGATTTTCTACACGGATGCGTGGTAACCCAGAATCCGTATCTGGCTCCACCACTATGGGCAAGAACCCATAGGTTAAGTACCAGTCTGCACCCTGATACATTTGGGTTTGCAGCCTGGAATTCTGTATATAGTTATTTGCAATCAATGTACGCTTATCAGCGAATTGCTTTGCTTTGTCAGAAGTAATGTTGGTTGTAGAACAGTTTAGTGATGGCAATGGTGCCAATACCTCTGCTAAGTCACGGGCAGCGACATCAACAAAGTTAGCAATCATTGGCTGAGACATGCCTTCTGGGAACATATCTGGTGCTATTGCAGCCATCTGTCCTTTACGAACAGCAGTGATATCACCCATACGAGCATCTCGCCCAGCGTTGCGTGCTTTAAGCCCAGCAACTTTTTGGGCAATCTGTTCTACTGATAGCATTCTTTTCCTAAATTATCATTGGTTGGAATTGTGAAGCATATTCTTCATCTAGGTTTACCACAGCCTGTTGGGCTCTACGATATCTAGATGAGAAGCGATTACTTAAGTGACTAACATTAAACGAAGACTGCTGTAGCCACTCACGGATTCGTAGTTCACAAAACCACAAAGCCATTACGCAGTCGGTAGGTTGGCGCTTTGGAGCATCTGGTCGCCAGGTTATTAACTGGTTGACTAGAGCCTTAACACCTTCTGAGTTGGTAGTAGATGGAAGTTCCAGTAGGTTGTCCTTCTGGTGCTCGCCATCCTTTACTGTACCAAACAGGGCTGACATAGCAGCCACACCAAAGCCTGTGTCCCACTTATTGTTGCCAGTAAAGTGCTCACGTAGCGGAACACCCATATTGGCTAAGAAGGTTACTAGGCTTTCATCCCTAGTTAAATAGGTTTGGAAAGCGTTTTTCTCTACACGTAGTTCATGAGGGCGGTACTTTTGTACCCACTCACTAATTAAATCGCGAATTTTTTGGGGGGTAGGGTCTGTCATGTTGTGGACATCTAGGATGTAGCGTTTGCTAGTTTCCATATCCACAGCCATTACTACCGCTGCGGTAGCACCAACCATAGCAGGGTCAATACCCATGACTACTCGCATACTAGGGTCTAGTATCTTAGTAGTACCAGCACGTCTGCCTGCATTGATAGAGCCTACCACAGCAGCAGGGGGGAAGATTGAGTCTTCCTGTACGTCCTGCTGTTGGTAAACCATAGCCCATGTACCAGGGCCTACTTCGCCTCTGCGCTTGTAGAGTTGCGGTCCGTCCCATTTAGCCCATAGGCCTCGCTCATTAGGTGGCTCTTCTTCGTCGCCTTCCCATGGCCTATCTGATTCAGGCCAGAGCGTTACCCAGTCTTCGGGTTTGTTTGCAAACTCCAGCACGGCTGGCATTGCTAAATAAGTAAACGGCGACTTACCGTGACTCCAGTGGTCTGGGTTACGAATTTCGCGGTATAGGTCATTGGGGGCTACGCGAGTACCCATGATAAGCAACTTACCATTTTTGCCCAGACGGGTGATTACCATCTTCTGGAGCCAGTTGAGTTGCTTCTGCCACTCGTGTGCATTCTCAGTGGTTACAATATCATCGAGAATGATTAAGTCGGCACGTGCGCCGTAAATCTGTCCTCCAACACCTAGGGCTTGGAGGGTTGGGTCTTTTGCCTCTGAGTCTCTGGAGCCTTGCCCAAGGTATACCGTGTCGACTTTCCAAGTCGCGGCGTCCTCTTTCCATCCTCCGTCAGGACCATATACAGCCTGTAACTTTTCGTAGCGCGGATGGCTAAGTCGTTCTTTGATACCATAGACGAACTCCCTTGCTTTTTCTCGAGTCTTAGAGACTATAATGATTTTGACGTTGGGGTTCGTCGCTATGCGGTAGGTGGCATAGTTGATGGTGACCGTGGTAGACTTGGCGTGCTCAGGGGGTACGTTGACTAGAAGGCGGTTAGGGTCGCCTGTGTCATAGGCTATGCTTTCATGAAGCCAGCGGGGCTGCCTACCCTCTAGTACGTCTATCCAGTCTAACTGGTGGGGGAACAATGCGATGTTTAAAAAATTTTTTGAAAATGACTCAAAGTCTATTTTGCGGGCATCGTCTAATTCTGGGCCTCTAGCCTGTGCGCCCTCTGCCAATGCTCGCTCTAAGGATAGGGCAAACTTGGGGGTCTTCATCCAGGCTTTGAGGGTATCTGGTTTCTTGCCCATATCGGAGATGACCTTCATAGGGTCAGCACCTGCTGAGACTAATTCTAATAACTTGGCTTGGTCTTCTAGCCTTTGCTGGACGAGATGGTGTTTATCGCCTTTGCTAGCGACCATTTGGTTTCCCCCTTCGGGCTCACTGTCGTTCGCCCTACCCCCTTCGGTAGAGCCTCTCCCTAAGAGAGGCTCTTATTACCCCTCCCCCGCTCGCAAGCCGTAGGCTTGCTCGCTACCCCCTCCCCAAAAAAAAAACAACCCCTACTATTATTAATCCGTTCAGAAGGCAAAACCGAACAACCAACTATTGCTTTTTTAGAATATTCTCAGGTAGCATAGGAAAAAACCCATTGCCTTGTGGGGGTATCTACCAAATAACCCCCTGGGATATATGTTGGGACTACCCACTTATCTATGCTTGGCGTACTTAATAACCCTGGGTCAAACGATACGGAGCAAGCGGTGGTACGACTATCTCCTGTGCACTTTGTTGCAGGCAGGCAGGCCATTCCTGTAGCCAATGTGGTCGAGGTTTGTCCCAGCCCAATGCTATATGAGAGGACATTAATTAAGTAGCCCTCCGTTCGCGAACGGCTCGTGCCGTTCGGGGTACGCCCTGTTCAGCCCAGTGCGTTAATTCGCCTTCGGCGGTCTCCCGACGGGCCGCTGCGCGCGGGCACCGCAAGCAATCATCTCAAGCCAGTCAAATCGACACACGGGATAATGCCACGCAAGACGCGGAATCCCCGCGTCAAGCGTGTCAAAACAGCGTCGCACGCGACGCCATCTCGAGTGTCGATTGTGACAGGCTTGAGGTTGTTAAAGTGTTTTTAAAGCAAAAGGCTTTAGAAACATATACAATAGGAGATAACATGACTGCGGTCGAATACACGGATACTAATAAAACAATAATCGCTCTAAATAACGTATTCCTAGAAAATGTAACTACCTCTACGACTAAGGCTGGTGATACCTTTGCAAAGGGTAAATTAGTGCAAATGACGGGTACCGAGGAACGCCAATGGAGTGTTCTATTCAGTGCTTGGGATTATGTGCAAGAAGTAATAGAAATGGGCAATAACCCTAAAGAAAGATACCGAGTTCGTGGTTATCTCCGTAACCAGAAGTCGAAATCAGATGATAAATGGTATACTAACTTCGTAATCACTAATGTAAATTAGTACCTTGAGTGAGCAGGGCTGAGTGCGCTCAGTCCTGCTTACTCTTTTTTTGATAGGCTTCCCTCAATACTTTGGGAAGTATCGCGTTCTAAACTATGAAAGGAAATATCATGATGTTCTACAACGGGTTCAATCTACTCATCGATATGGTCATCGTGTCACTCGCTGCCATCTACTTCAGAAAAATGGGTAGAGATGACTACACCTATGATGTTGAAAAAGAACTCTCATTTCATTACAATGAGGGTTGGGAAGCAGGTTATGAAACTGCTATCTACGACAAAGAAAGAAAGACAGTGTTCGGCCCATTACAAAAAGAAAGGATATAAGTATGTCTATGCGTGGCATACCAACATCTGCTTGTCCCCTGTGTGGTGACAAGTGGTTGTTAATCCCAGTACAGTTCGATGATGATACATATGAAGTTAGTGCGTGGGGCACTGACGCCGTATGTTACTCTTGCGGTATTGCAGTTACCGCACCAACACCATTAGACCATCCAAACTATGAGGAGAATTGGATATGAAACATAACTTCAGTCAAATGTGGGTAAGCAACAATGGTACTCACAACATTATGTGTAGTTGCTTTGAAATCTTTACACATAAAAGAGTTGGTACTACAGTACGCATGTACACAGAACACCTAGTAAAGGAGGTACAACATGCTTAATACAATAGAACCAATAGATAACGCTTCGCAAAATGACTACATTAAAATGGTTAGTCTTTACAATGATTTGGTTGAATCATACAATCATCAAGAAAAAGTAATAGAAAAGAAAGATGAAACCATATCAGATATTACCGATACATATCGAAGTAGACTAGAAAGTGAACAAGAAATAGTCAGAAATATGCATGGGATAGTAAAAGAAATGCGAAATGAGTTATCAAGTCAATTCAGAAAAAAGAATATCCATACCATCAATTGGTTCAATGAAATACTAAAAAAGTATTATAGTCTTGGTGGTTACATCGACCCAATCAGAGCGGATGAAATGTATTCCGCTAAGGCTATCATTACATTTGATGGTAACTATCGGCATCCCGACCGCAGCATAAATAGTATCAAGGCTGCAATCGTAGATGCTATTGAAAGTACCAGAGGTTTCTCAGATGTAGTAAGCATCCAACAAATATTAATTGAGGATGTTTATGATGTCGAGGAATTATCAGATAGTAAAGAAGGATAACAATGACAGAACCAGAAATAGAAATCAGTTATTGCGATTGGTGTCCAAATGAATTTGACCCAGTTGATGCTGAAGAAATGGGTAATGTATGTTCAGATTCATTATGTCGCGATTGCCAAGACAATGCTACATTTTGCTATGATTGCAATACTGTAACGCATTATGATGATATCTCTTCAATTTCATCTGGTGAAAGTGTCTGCAACCGATGCATCAGTAGATATTATAATTGGTGTCAAGGTTGTGAGGAATACTATCATAATAATGACGGATGTGAACAACATTACTATGGTGATGACAGAACCATTCACGACTACAGTTACCAACCAAGTCCTAAATGGTTTGTTAGAGAAATAGAAACCAATAGGATAGTCGTCACTAATAGACCAAATCTCATAACTGAAACTCCCTTTATGGGTTTTGAGTTAGAGATAGAATGTCCTGATGGTGACAGATATCAAGTCGCAGAAAAACTAATGAGTCAACACAAAGACTGGTTGTACTGTAAACATGATGGTTCGCTTGAGGATGGCTTTGAAATAGTAAGTCATCCTCATACTTTAGCCGCCTTCAACCTACGCAGTTGGAGATGGATACAAGAACTAGCAGATGATGGTGCTAACTCTTGGGACTCAGGTACTTGTGGTTTGCATGTGCATATCAACAAGTCTGCGTTCAAGAACAATGGCCACATCTGGAGGTTCACTAACTTGGTTCTGTACAATCGGAATCAAGCCGCTCGTTTGGCTGGTCGCAATAGCCATCAATGGGCATCGTTCCACAAAGAATACAAAAGAGTTGGTAAGATACTCAAAGGTGATGAAAGTCCTGATAGATACACCGCTGTAAATCTTACCAATTATCGCACTATCGAAGTACGCATGTTCCGTGGTTCCTTACATGAACCTAGAGTACGGGCTGCATTGGAGTTCGTGAACGCCAACTTCGAATACACTAAAGATATAAACTCGCATGATGTACTTAAGAATGACGCCATGAGTTGGTGGACATTCACCAAGTGGGTTCAAGAAAATGAATCCACATATCCACACCTAACAAAATATCTAAACAAAATAAAAGAAAGGTCAGACCGTGTGTCTACTATGCTTTAGTCCTGCGGGCACAATGCCTCGCCGAGAGGACATTGAAATGGCTTGCGCCAACAATTCAGATGGCTTTGGTTTTGCCATTCGTATTAACGACGGTATCATTACTAGTCGTGGACTCAATGCCAAAAAAGTAATCGACAAGTTCTTCGCCATTAGAGAAGCACATCCTGATAGCGACGCTATGTTCCACGCTAGATTAGCAACGCATGGCACAGTTACTAATGAGAACTGTCACCCATTCCGAGTAGCAGGCGACCCTCGCTTGGTGCTCGGTCATAACGGAATACTACCTATGCAAGTACCGATAGATAGTAATCGTTCCGACACTCGTATCTTCGCAGATGATATTCTACCTGCGATGGGTATCGAGATTCTAGATAGTTATGCTGACCGAACCTCGCTAGAGGACTGGCTTGGTAGTAACAAGTTAGTAATTATGTCTACGCATCCAGCGTTGAAAGATAATTACTATATTCTCAATGAACATCATGGAGTTTATGATGGTGGTGTATGGTACTCCAACTGTTCATATCGTCCTTACATTTACAAACCAATATACAATTACAGTAGCAAATATATACTTGATTCGTCCAAGTATATAAATGATACTACATCATGGGGAAATCATTGGGATGATACAGGCTGTCAAACATGTGGTAATATACTAAACGAGCGTGACTTCTATGAAGGTTACTGCTTGGTATGTGAAACTTGCTTAGACTGCATGTCAACATTCGATGAGTGTTTATGCTACAGTATGTCTAAGTCAGAGAGAGCATATGAAACTAGTAAACATTGGTAATGTAACTGTAGATACTAAACTCAATGATACTATTGAGTTTAGAGATGCGCTGTGTAAATACACAGACCCAGAGATATTCTTTCCTGCAACAAGAAATAATAACAAGGATGAATGTCTTAATGAAAATAATAAAACTGCCATAGAAATATGTAAAAAATGTAATCACGAAATAGATTGTGCTGCGTATGCTATCATAAGACCAAACTTATATGGTATATGGGGCGGTCTAACTAACACAGACAGACAAAGGATAAGAAAAAAGTATGGCATCACAGGACTTACAGATACTTCTCTTAGTGACGATGATATCAATAGCAATTAACATCTGGCTCTATCGAGTCAATGTGAAACTAACGCATGACAAAAAGATTTTACATGCGTTAAATGCTCGTCATCAAGAGTATCAAGAAGGTTGGTTCAGGTAAAACCAAAGAGGAGACTAGTGGACATAAAATCCACTAGTTTCCTCTTTTTTTTAGTACAAATCTTTTACTCTTTGAGAACTATCGCGTGTGGTATACTCTCGTCTACAAATTGCGACACGCCGTGTGTGTTTGTGTTGACAAAAGAAAAACCCCTGTATTATAATTCCCTATGTGGAAGGGATTAAGGATGATTAGTATTAACGGGTACGAGTTACCCGCTCACGTATCATACAGTTCAATGACGACGTTCTTAGACTGTGGTCACCTATACTTTCTGACCCGTGTGGTGGGGCTTGAAGAGCCCCCTGCTTGGTGGTTTATTGGTGGCAGTGCCGTACACGAAGCGACGGAGGAATATGACAAACAATCTGTTTGAGAAATATTTCACTAAGTATTCGGAGGGAAAGTCTCCCGATGAAATCCGTGCTGGTGGTAGGTCTACCAAGGAGTATCCTAATAAAGAGGATGCTAGTTGGTGGTTAAAGCACGGACCAGAGATGGTAGACAGGTGGATAGACTGGCGTTCTAATTCAGGGTGGAGTATCTGGCGAGCACCAGATGGTACACCAGCAATTGAGTTAGGACTTATGGTAGACATGGCTGATGTCCCAGTAAAGATGGGCATCGACCGCGTTATGGTTACTCCCGAAGGTGAGATAGTGGTACTGGACATAAAGTCTGGGGCAAGAACACCACAGTCTGACTTACAACTGGCGTTTTATGCAGCAGGATTGGACATAGCCTATGGCATTAGGCCTAAGTTCGGTACCTATTGGATGGCACGCACTGGCATAACTAGTAGTTTCATTGACCTTGATTTAATGCCAACACATAAAATAGTAGACATGGTTAAAATATTTGATGCGACACGCCGAGCAGGTTTGTTTACACCTAACTTTAAACATTGTACACTATGTGCATTCACGCAAATATGCGAATGGAGGAAACCGTGACAGAAGCAAACTTCTCGTTCACAACAAAGATAGGCAGTGACTTGTTCACTGTACGTGGTGCCACTATAGATGAGTTCAAAGAGAACTTAGTCTCTAGTGTAGTAACAGAAATAGTTGACCACATCAAGGGACTACAAGAGTCCGTTGGCGGTACAGTCAGCATGCAATCAGCAGTAGATACGGCTTCTAAATATTTAGGAGCAGTGGCTACGGGAAAAGCACAACCATCTCCAGCACCAACAGTCAATTCAAAATCGGGGGGCCCAGTATGCAAACATGGCCCGATGACTGGCAGGAGTGGTAATGGGGCAAAGGGACCTTGGAAAGCATGGATGTGTCCATCTCCAAAGGGAACTGCAGACCAATGCGAACCGCAGTGGGTACGCCGTGACACACCTGATTGGGCACTCATAAGTTGAGACGACTAGACCGTGCTGTGCGACGCTCTGAGGCAGGCGGGGAACCACTCCCGCCTGTCTTCAAAGCCTTAGAAGCAATGAAGATAGTGTTACGTAGGTCAGAAATCACAATGATTGCTGGACAACCAGGCGCAGGTAAAAGCACGCTAGCCTTAGCGTTGGCTCTGCGAATGCGCGTACCTACTCTTTACTTCTCGGCTGACACAGGTGCTCACACAATGGGTATGCGCTGTTTGTCTATGCTGTCTAACAAGACACAAGAACAATCAGAGGTAGCCTTACAAAAAGAACCAGCATGGTCTAACAAAGTGTTGCAAGATACTCGCCACATCATGTGGTCGTTTGATTCTAGCCCAACACTTGAAGATATGGACACAGAGGTCAAAGCCTTTGAGGAACTATGGGGTGCTGCTCCAAGTCTCATTGTCGTAGACAATCTCATTGACATATCCGATGGTGGTGGTGAAGAGTTTTCCCAAATGCGACAGACAATGAAAGAGTTAAAGTATCTAGCACGCATGACTAATGCTGCGGTCTTAGTGTTGCATCACACCAGTGAAGCGTACGATGGTAACCCATGTCCGCCTCGCTCAGCAATTCAAGGAAAGGTAAGTCAATTGCCAGGATTAATTTGTTCAGTGGCGCAGACTGCTACGGGCGATTTAGCAGTAGCACCATTGAAGAATCGGTATGGTAAGGCTGACCCATCGGGCAGCACTGCTACCTTCTTAGTATTTAATGGCGAGAGTATGCTGTTAGCAGACCGAATATGAGTACACCACAGAAACGCAAAGGCTCCGAAGCCGAACGTCAAGTTGCAAAATACCTGATAAAACAGGGATGGAAGCACGCTGAACGTAGAGTAGCAGGGGCTACCCTTGACAAGGGTGACATCTATGGCGTGCTGGGTTGTGTCGTTGAGGTGAAGAACCAAAAGCGTACTGACCTAGCAGGCTGGGTAGAAGAACTTAAAGTCGAGATGAAGAATGCAAAAGTAGATATGGGTGTAGTAGTACACAAGCGACCACGTGTAACAGATGTGGGAGAATGGTATGCTACACTACCGATGTCAGTATTCGTAGAGTTGCTAAAGAAGGCAGGGTTTCAGTGAAGCCATCCATCTCTAAAGTGCTAGAGCATTACGGTGCTCGCTGTAACACTAGGGGTGGATGGCAGAAACTCAAGTGTCCATTCCATAATGACCGACACGCAAGTTCAGGTTACAATGAAGACAAAGGATACTTTAAATGTTTTACTTGTGATGTAGCAGGTGACGCATACGATATCATTATGAAACAGGAAGGGGTAGGATTCGTAGATGCCAAGCGTAGAGCAGAAGAAATCACTGGAACGAGCAGTGGTTCACTATCAACAGTTTCTAAGCGAAGCGGATTCATACCTAACCGCCAGGGGAATACCTCGAACGATGGCGGAAAGTTTTCGTTTAGGGGTAGTGAAGGAGCCGTTAACAGGTCATGAACACTTACATGGAAGGTTGGTTATTCCTTACCTTACTATTACTGGAGTTGTCGATATTCGCTTTCGTTCTATGGATAGCACGGACCCCAAGTACCTCGGTCTTCCAGGGGCCAAGACTCATTTATTTAATGTATCATCGGTACTTATTAGCGATAGCAAGATTGCGGTTACAGAAGGTGAAGTTGACACTATCACCCTTGCGACTATGGGTATACACGCCGTTGGAGTACCAGGTGTATCCAATTGGAAACCCCACTACAGTCGCATACTACAAGATTTCGAGGAAGTATTGGTGTTTGCCGATGGTGACCAAGCAGGTCGTGACTTCTCGAAAAGACTGGCACGGGATTTGGACAGCGTTACAATCATCAACTGCCCTGAAGGAGAGGATGTAAATAGTGTCTACACCAAGTTCGGGTCGGAGTGGTTCATGGAGAAGGTCAATGAGTGATATCTTTGAACACGTAGAAGAACACGGAAAGATTCCAGTAGTCTTACTGCCACTACCTGATGGTAAGATGATTGATGTTTGGACTTTTCTTGCTGCTTTGTATGAGGTAGTGGATGGTGAAGACATGCAATCTGCATCCGATATGATTCAATGGTTGGGTACTATCATCTTTGAAGCAATGGATGCAGTACCCATGCCAGAGAAACCTAATCAAAAAACCATAGCACAAATCTTTAGGAAAGAAACTGAAAACTTTGATGAGAAGTTTGAGAAGTTTCTTAAATCGTTGGAAGGAGAAACCGATGGGAAAGCCGACTAACATAATTAACTTTGAAGTTGTGGCGTCAACTTACTTCAATCAATTAAAACATGTTCTTGCTTCTAAGCAACGTGACTATGGACCAAGTAACATAGCCAACGCACCAGGCGGACCGCTCAATGGTTTACGTGTGCGTATCTATGATAAAGTGTCACGCATAAATAACCTGATAGAAACTGGTGCCACACCCGATAACGAATCGTTACACGATTCTTTCTTAGACCTAGCCAACTACTCAGTCATTGCACTTATGGTACTTGACAATGTATGGCCAGACCCAAAGAGGTGGGATGTTGATGGTATTGAATGATGGCTTTGCGAAGTACATACTCGATGGCTATGCAGGTTTGGTAAAGCAGATATCCAATGAGTACCATAGTAAATACCCAATGGTACCAAGGGAAGACATCGCTCAGGAACTATGGCTATGGTTCTGGGAGCACCCGAACAAAACAATAGATTGGATAAAGTTAGATGACAAAGATGCTGACTCGCTATTTGCTAGGTCTTTACGTAATCAGGCTACTGGTTTCTGCGCTAAAGAAAAAGCGAAAGCACTCGGCTATGAAACCATCGACAACTTCTACTACCATAAAGATTTAGTAGAACAGTTCCTTCCCCTTGTGATAGAGGATAGGTTCGAACAGCCTGTTGATTATGGTGAATCAATAGGTAAGATATTTACTACATCAGAACCTAGTACTGGTGGCAACTGGATGTCCTACTTAGCAGATGTTTATGTGGGATTCAAGAAACTAACAGCAGACCAAAGGGCAATCCTTGTCATGAAGTATGGACCACAACAGTTAACTCATGACCAGATAGCAACTGAATATAGTATATCAACTGATAACGCTCGCATGAGAGTTAACAGGGCTCTACGCTCTATCATCTTTAAACTAGGTGCTAGTGCGCCATACACAGATGAAGACTACCCAGAAACATCTGTCCCTAAAGAGGAGATACATGGCTCAATCGACCAAGAAGAGGAGTGACTTCGACTTAGACTTCGCCAATGGCAAAGAAGGCGAAACTCTAGTAGGAGAGTTACTTACTGGCGGTCGCACCGTCGAAGTTAAAAGAGACTTACGATGGCGTGAGACTGGCAATCTATTTATTGAAACTGAATGTTTCTACATTGCCAAAAAAGGCTGGGCTCCATCTGGCTTATCAGTTACGAAGGCTGACTATTGGGCATTTGTAATAGGTGAAAGTACATTCATTGTACCTACTCAAATATTACAAGACTCAGTAGTTAAATATGGTAGGCGAATTGAAAACCGCACACCACCTAATCAAAGCAAAGGTTATCTTATTACACCTGCTGACTTGGTGGAGATGACAAAGGATAAAGCAAATGCACAGCAAGAATGAAACAGTAGCCGTAGGCTGGTGTGATAATGGTATGGTAGATGGCAAGTTTGCAGAGGGCTTGATGTTTACCCAACTACATAATAAGAATCTAATTGTTGACACGATTAGAGCACAAGGTAATCAGATAGGTAGACAGCGACAGGTATTACTTGACGCTTGGTATGACCAAAAGAATACTGACTGGTTACTGTGGGTTGACTCAGACATTGTGCTAACCCCACAAGTATTCAAGATGCTATGGGATGTGGCTGACAAGGCCACCCATCCAGTAGTTACTGGTGTTTACTTCATCTCTAAAGAGAATGAGCAGTCAATGATGCAACCATTCCCTTGCCTGTTTATGGATACAGATGATGAGCACAACATCGCATACGTACACCCACTACCTGATAACAAGATACTCAAGGTTGACTGTGCTGGTATGGGCTTGGTGCTAATGCACCGAGACGTAGTAACTAAGTTACGTAAAGAGTTCCCTGGTCAGTCTGTCTTCGCAGAGATAGAAGGACTAGGTACTAAGTTTATTAGTGAAGACATTGTCTTCTTCCGTAAACTAAAAGCAGCAGGGGTGCCAGTACACGCACACACTGGTGCAAGGGTAAAGCATATGAAACGCTTTGCACTAGATGAAAACTACTATCACAATTACTGGAGCATACACGCTATGGTAATGGAAGAGAAAAAGAAAAATGAGCGAGTATCCAAACTGGTTTGAGATGACAGCCGAGAATAACTTCAAGAACTATCTGCTGCCGTATGCAGGTAGGTCTAATCTAAACTTCTTACAGGTAGGTGCCTACACAGGCGATGCTAGTAAGTGGTTACTAGACAACGTACTTACAGGTGAGGGTTCCAAACTAACTGACGTAGATACGTGGCGTGGTTCTGATGAAGCATCTCACAAAGATATGGATTGGTCTGATATAGAAGCAGTCTATGATGAAAGGGTTAAAAGATATGGGGACAAAGTTATTAAGGTCAAGTCTGACAGTGTTGAGTTCCTTCGTACGCAACCATTTTTTATATACGATTTTATATATATTGATGGTGACCACACCGCTCTTGGTGCTTTTGCTGACGCCGTAGGTTCTTGGCCCTTACTAAAGCCAATGGGCATTATGGCCTTCGATGATTACACTTGGACAAGTGGCATCTCACCTGAGCACGAACCTAAGAAGGGCATTGATATGTTCTTAAAGGTAGCCGAAGGTTCATACAATCTAATCATAAAGAACAGTCAACTGTGGGTACGCAATACCCTGCAATTTCCAGAGGACTGACATGCCGACATATGAATACTCTTGTGTTCCGTGCGAACACGATGTAGCATTAAGTCGTGACATAGATAACAGAGATGACTTTGTACTCTGTGAATATTGTGGCGCAAGAATGATACGAGTCTGGACCCCACCAGGGATAACCTTTAACGGGCCAGGCTTCTACAAAACAGGTGGATAATGAGCACTGATAGTTTATTATTATTTATGATGGGTTATGTACTAATTGGAGTTCCGTTAGGATTGATACTTGCTAATCTTATGTTGGCACGAAGATATGATATTAAAGTAGCGAAGCCCTCTAAAAACAAAAATAAGCCCCTATCCTCTAGGTAGGGTGGGTACCTGGAAGATAGGGGCAACTTGCCTGAGATTCAATCTCAGACGTTTTTAGAGGCTAGTCTTGGACTTCCTCAAAGGTAGGGGTAGCGAGGGCTTCATCCCATAGGTCGTTCTCTTTGCGCTGGGCAAACTCACCTAGGCCGAGGGCTGATAGCACGAAGGCTACGGCTGCTTCGGTAGGGATTTCAGGGAACAGGAATGACACTACCAAGGCTACAGTTGCAGACACGAAGGCTGCGATACGAGTTGGATTATCTTTAATGAATGTCTTCATTGTTATCTTTCTTTTGAATTAACATGTAATATATCTGGTCAACCTTGCCCTCTAGTTTACGGACACGGTCATTAATACTGGAGCCAGAGTTTGGCTTGAGTTCATATAGGTAGTGCTTAACTAAGAATCTAACTGTTGCTCCAAACGCTGCTATGATTGTAATTATAGAGACAATAATTGCTGTCCATTCGTATGCAGTCATCATACTGCCTTCATCGCTATCAGTACTAACGGGTCAACAAAGCAAGCAGGTGCGTATCTGAAAGGAGCGACACGTACTTCAAAGTGCAAGTGTGGACCACTAGAGTTACCTGTGTTACCTGCTTCGCCGATGTGCTGGCCAGTCTTAATCTTCTGGCCCTTCTTGACCAGTGCCTTAGATAAGTGTGCATAGATGGCACGGAATCCGTTACCGTGGTCTACGACTATGGCTATGCCATAGGATGGTCCCCACGATACGCTGCCAACTTCTAACACCTTTCCATCATAGGCTGCACAAATGTCAGTATTAACTGGACACTTGTAGTCTACGCCTGTGTGGAATCCAAACTTCCACATCTTACCTTTTTGTTTGTAAGGTGTGGTTATCTTTTTTCCAGGTACTGGACTTGTCATTATAGTTTCCTTATCACTACATTGAGTATCCCACCAAAGCCAGAGAATCTTCTGTCAGGTGGGCTTATTTTTCTAAACGATATCTCTTCAATAACACAACCGAACTGCTCGTTTGTGGTAAAGTCTTGGAATACTACCTCGTCACCAGTTTCCTCTAGGGTTTCTAGGTCAACGATTCTTTCAAAGGCTCTGCCTTGATAACCATTCTCATTATTAAATCTATCTTGCTCCACATCAAAGCAGAACAAAGGTAGTTGCACTAGCCTCTGGCGTGTGCTGGCAGGTAGTGATTTAATCTGATAGCCCTCAAAGTCTGGGCCTTTAGTTGTATCAGCACCATCACGGTTCAAGTCAAAGCGATACTGCAAGAACTCTAGTGGCCCTTGAGGTACGTTAGTTGTAACCTCTGGTGTGCCAACAGTGCTGTCGTAAGTAATGATATCGTAGACTGCACCAGCCACATCTACTGTATTAAGAATGATAGAACCAAAGTCAACATCAGCCTTAGCAATAAGACGCTTGTAGTTCTTAGGCTCTAGTGTTGCGTAACGGATGCGACCAGTTTGTAGGAAGCCAGTAGAGATAAGCGTACTGGCTGATTCTACATAACTATAACCTTCTGCTGTAGCAAATATAACTCTGTCAGTGTCACCAATAAAGGATGCTGCTGTGGTTATCTTGCCAGTTACATTAGGTACATACACATCGTTTGCATAAGCAAACACCAATGGACTAATCTGTTCTGATAGGTCAATGCGGATAAGGCCAGGCTCACCTGATACACCAGTGGTAGCCCAAGCAAATCTATCTCTAGTTGCAAATGCGTACACTGGTTGAGTAGTCTCCACAATTAGTGGACCATAAGTTAGTGAGCCATCATCTGCTACTTGTGCTACACGCACACCCTTGCTAGTACCAATTAGCATATAGCCTAGGTAGTAGTGTATTGCTTGCACTATTTCACCAGTTGGTAACTCGGCTGCAGTAATTGCAGACGATATGGTAGGCATAGTACCAGTGGCAGATAGTACAAACTTCTCAATAGTTGACTGGATACCGTTGTAGCCAGCCAAGTAGATAGCAGTACCAGATGCTGTAATGCTGGTGTACACGTGACCAGCAGAAGGATTACTGTACACTGCGGTAGGTAATGAAGTTGCAGCAGCAGAGAACTCATACACTTTATTATCAGCAGCCATTACAATACGATTCTTTACGTACTCCATAACAGCGTTAGTAATTTCAAAGTTGCTATCAAACATCTGTGTTCCAGATGTAGAAGCGTCAAGGCTTAGTAACTTCTTGTAAACTGTAACTTTATCTGAGCCACCACTGGTAACGTTAGTTACCCAGAAACCATTTGTTCCGTCATCACATATAGCATAAACAGGAAAGTCTGAACCACTATTGTAATCAACAAAGTGAATAATTTCACTGGTTGCTGTACCTACAGGGGATACGGCAGTAGATACTACGTCTGCTGCTGTCTTAGCATAAGTAAACGTTGTAGTAGTTGGCACTGTAGTAATGCGATAAGTACCATTAAAGGTAGCATCTACACCAGTTACTACAACTTGCATACCCACACATAGGCCGTGAACGGCAGTTGTGGTAAGGGTTGCTACGTTAGATGTTAAGGCTTTGTTATTAACAGATGCAGTAATCTTAGGAAAGATTTTATCTACATCGTATTCGTCCAACATCAAGGCACCTTGATAGGTGTTGCTAATGCTAGTTGTACTAGCAGTAGTCCACTCAATAGAACGTAAGTGTTGTTGGGTTACACCATTGTCAGCAATATCGCCAGTAGTTTCGTGGCTTTGTACTACCTCACGAAGTAAAGTTACTTCTCCTGGAGTCCATACATCTACACCTTTGCTGGTTTCATAGCGATGTTCTACTTCCTCACCTGCTGATGGGTCATAGAACTTTAGTCCAGCACCACGATGGAAGGATGATTGAGAACGAATCCACCAACCAGTGAGCGACTGCTCACCTGGCTGTTGGCTGTTATCAAACTGTTGCTTACGATACGGAGCAGTTGCTCTTTCGTATGGTCGCTCTTCACTTGTTGCATAGATGAATGGTTGTCCACCAATAGCAACATCGTATGCTGTGTCTGTGTTAAACCAGATGTTAGAAGGTAAAGTAGGCTGGCCTACGTTTAACGGTATATCATCGGTTATATCTCTACCAGCCACTTAATCTCCTATGAAAGTAATAGTTTTGCTTCGTCTTCTGTGATGCCTAGTTTTGCTAGTAATGCTGTTTTTGCTTCTGCCTTGGCTATTGCTTCAGCCTCACGCTCTGCTTGCTCTGCAGCAAACGCTTCTGCGTCTGCTTCTCTTTGAGCGATTTCCTCAGCAGTTAATTCTACCTCGGTCTGCTCACCTGTTGAGCAATCTACGATTATTTTGGTTGGCATTGTTTTCCTTTTCTATGAGTTCTTAATACCGTAAAGTTGTGCGGTAGTTCCAGTTACATAACTACCTGCAGCAGTTGATAGTTTAATGCTAGTTACTGCGCTAGTGCTAGGCCAAGCACCAGCAACTATACCTACTTGTTGGTCTGCTCCATTATTTTCTGTACCAAAATCTACAATATAAGATTTTGTAAAATTAGTATTGGCATAAGATGGTAGATAAAGTTCCCAAACTCCAAAAGTATTTGCTGTGGCTGTTGCACCTGTTACATAACCATTTAACTGTCCAGCGGATTCTGTAAATCCTCCAACTGTATCTCCATTCCAACGCATTGTTGAAAGTTGTTTGGTGCTACCTGAATTATTAAAATCAAGAAGTTGTTGTTTAATAGTATCATTAAAAACATCATGTCTTGCTGATAATTTAAGAACTAAATCTGTGTAAGTACCAGGAATAGAAGTAAATTCAATACTAGCAACTGATGTAGTAGCAGTAGTTTTAGAAATTAACTCATAAGTATTTGCCATTATTCTGCCTTTATTCCATAAATTGTAAAAACACTATTTGCTGAATAAGTTCCATTCATAAAAGTGATAGATGTAATTGCTGCTGTATTACGCCACTCTCCTAAATGTCCAGCAACATAATCTCCTTGCGCCCAAGAACTTCTACCAATAACATATTTTCTTAAATTTGTATCTTTGTAGTTAAAAATATGAGCAATAAACATGCTTGTTGTTGTTCCAATAATTGAAACAGGTATATGATTTTGGTCAGAAGCAGCATCGGTATTTGCCACACCATCTCCATAAACTCTAACATAGCCATAGTTGTTACCACTATCGGAATTAAATCTGAGTCCTCCCCCTACACCAGCAGAAGTTGAGCCATGAAATACACAAACAAGATGAGTATAAGTTGAAGGAATATCAGAAAAAGTAATTGCTGTTGAAGAAGTAGTAAGAGTTGTAGTTGCAATTGGTTCATAAGTTCCTGTCATAATTAATCCCTAATTCCATAAAGTGAAAAGTGCGAATATTGAGAAAAATTACCAGCAAAAGATGTTCTAACATCAAAAGTTATTGAAGTAATTGCACTTGTGCTTCGCCATAAACCTGAACCAAAATCAAATTCATCAGCAACTCCAGATGTATTAATAAAATAACCACCTATTGCTCTTAAAGTTTTGAAGTTGCTCGTATTAGCATAATTAAAAATGTCTATTAATACAGGAGCAAAAACTCCAGTTCTACCACTTTCTGTAATTTGTGTTAAATAAAGATAATTAGCAGAAGTTTCCGTGTAACCAGTAATGTTATAAAATTGATGCATTGCATAATTTGAATCAGTATCACTATTAAATCTCAAAACTAATGCTCTAGCATCAGTTCCTGCTCCGTTATCTTGAGCAACTGCACGAATTTGTAAATGTTTATAATCTGCTGGAATTGAACTAAAAGTTATTGAACTTGCACCACCAGAACCAACTTCAACAGTAGCAATAGATTCGAAGCCGCTTGGAAGTACAGTGACTCTATCCCAGAAACTATCTGAGTCCTTAAAACTTCTAATAGTCACTAGACTCGCTCAATCCAGTTCAGTGAATCCTCATCCCAATCCCATAGACCTTCACCTTCTGGTCTTGGCACTGGTGAATCCCATAGACAAGTATCTTCATTTAGTATCCAAGATGGGTATGGCTTAGGAGGAATAAAAGCATCTCTTACACTGTCAAAGGTGTAACCAATGCCAGCATAGTTCTTGCGATAGTTGCCATTGTAACTAGTACGCTTGCAGAGTTGTCCTCTGAAGTTACCGTACCAAGTTTCCCAAGCCTCAGATGACCCACCGACATCTGTGCCGTCTAGGTCTGTTTGAGTAATGTATTCATCAACACCCACTATTACTTCAGTGACTATGTTGTTTCCGTCTAAAAACGCGTAGTGTGCCATTTATTCTCCTTAGTTAAGCCCAACTGACATTACCAGTGCCAGCAGTAATTGTCGCTACTTTGTATCCACCACTAGGGCTTCCTTCACTACCAGTGAGTCCTGCTCCAATAGTAATAGTTACACTATCAGGATATTTCAAAATCACTGTTCCAGAACCACCAGAACCTGTTGTGTCGTTTGCAACTCCAGGTTGGCGACCACCGCCACCTCCACCACTACCTGTGTTTACTGTTCCATTCTTAACACCTGATGTAGTAACAAATGCAGAGCCGTTCCAATAAGTTCCTGAACCTCCACCACCAGTTCCGCCAAGTCCTGCTTGAGTTCCTGGGTCTTTGCTAATTGCACCACCACCACCACCTGCTCTTGTAACTGATGAGCCTGTAATAGATGAAGCAGAACCGTTACCTCCAGCAGCAGGAACCGTAGAGGCATTTGCGCCTACTGCTCCAGCACCACCACCACCAGCACCGATTGAATCACCGCTACCTGAAGCAAGTCTATCTCCACCAGCGTTACCTTGACCAGAAGGGGAAGCAGCACCACCAGATTTCAAACTACTATTATCGCCACTCCCGCCGCCACCTGAGCCACCAGCATTACCATTACCACCACTTCCTCCAGCACCACCACCAGTAGAAGTTACAGTTGAAAATACAGAGTTACTACCATTGTTATTTACAGAAGTGCTTCCTGCACCTCCACCACCAACGGTCACTGTGTAATTTGTAGACTTGCTTAATCCAGTAAGTGTTGCAGTTTTGTATCCTCCTGCACCACCACCGCCTCCACCAGTGTGTCCACCAGAGCCACCACCTGCTACTACAAGGTACTCAATATCCAATGGAATTACAGTGTTATTACTATTAAACCTAACACCAGCATCTCTTAGTCTATTCACTGTCATTATGCCCAACTCACATTTCCAGTACCAGCAGTAAATTTCTTGTAACTAAAATCACCATCAGTGCCAGTGGCATCTGCGGTTAGTCCTGCACCTACAGTGAGTGTGCCAGCAGATGTAGGCCAACGAAGTATCACTACACCTGAGCCACCAGCACCTGCTGTTCCTGAGCCACTCCAAGCACCACCACCGCCACCTGTGTTCACTGTTCCTGCAGTGCTTGCATTACCCCCACCACCAGTTCCACCAACAGCACCAGCATTGTAAGAAGCACCGCCACCAGCATAATTGACTGAAGAACCTGTAATTGAAACTGCTACACCATCTCCGCCGTGTGCTTGACCGTCAGTGTTGCCAGCCTCACCTGCTCCACCGCCACCGCCACCTGAAGTTACACCTCCAGAGCCAGTGCCACCATTAAATCCTTGATTTGCTGTTCCAGTACCTACAGAACTAGAACTATCACCACCACCACCACCAGAGCCACCATTAGAAGCATTTACACTGTTTTTACCACCACCGCCACCTTTAGTGGAAGTAATAGTAGAAAATACTGAATCAGACCCTGAAACTCCAGCACCATTTGTGCCACCACTTGCACCACCAGCACCGACAGTGACTGTGTAGTTAGTTGATTTTGTAATACCTAAAATAGTTTCTAAAGAACCGCCACCGCCAGTTGCTGTAATTGTTGAGCGAAGGCCACCAGCACCGCCACCGCCACCGCCAACAGCACCGCCTCCACCTCCGCCAGCAACTACTAAGTAATCAACAAGTACAGTGACTTGGTCCCAGAACTTACCTTTATTTCCCTTTAATCGAGAAACAGTCATAGTTACGCAATCTCTGAGCCGAATAGGCTAAATGACAAGTTGGTATCTGAACCTAGCACATACAACTTATCAGAAGCGTTCATCGTAATACCTAGTGTTAGGGCTACTGAATCGTTTGCTGCTAAGGGAGTATCAAAAGCAATGTAGTGCTTGTCTGCCAGTGTTTCATCATCTGGTCTTAAAATAATTTTATATGTCTTTGCAGCAGCAGCACGGTTGCATACTACTAATGTAGATACGATTGTCTGTGTTGCTGCTGGACAGGTATATAGTGCAACGGCTGAGGTTGTGCTAGCCAATTGTCCTAATACTTTATATGTTGTTGCCATTTATTCTTCCTTTACATTCCGCCAAATAGTAGGGCTGTTGCGGTTGGGTCTGTCGTAATTGTATCCCACGAAGCGGATGTTCCGTTTGTGGTTAGGTACTTACCTGAGTTGCCAGTCTGAGAAGGTAGAGCATCTACCACACCCCAACTAGATGTTGTGCCGTCTGTAGTTAGATACTTGCCACTGTTACCAGTCTGACTTGGTACTACATATTGTATCGAATCTGTAGCAACCAAAGTCTTACTGGAAGGTATGGTAGTTCCATTAACACTTGTAGCCGTGGCTACTCCAATATCTGGAGTTACCAAGGTTGGGCTAGTATTCATTACAAATGTAGAACCTGTACCTGTCTGAGAAGCAACAGCAGTAGCAGAACCTACAGATGTAATTGGACCAGTTAAATTGCTAGGAGCAACTACTACGTTATCCACATAGTACTTAGTTGCAGCATCTTGATTAGAGGTTGGGTTACCCATACCTGTAATCTTGTTGGTGCTCATAGCCAAGGCACCTGTTAGGGTGCCACCACCTAGTGCTAAATAAGAACCACTTAAACTAACTGCACCAGTTGCACCATCTACTGACAGTACGGTATCTGTTGGAGTTAATAACTCTTGCCAGTTACCTAAGGTAGAGGCAGGACTAGCAGTTAAAATGAACGTCTTGTTAAGGTCTGTTCTAACTGCCACATCTCCAGCCTCTGCGGTTAGCGCAAGCATAGCAACTTGAGATGTTACCACATCAGTTTTAGTAATTGCAAGAGGTGGCAACTGAGAGTTAGGGATTAACCCTGAACCATCAAGTGAGGCTATACCACTAACTGCACCCTTCTGGTCATTTAGATACTTGAGAGTAACAGCATCCTGGTTAGCAGTTGGGTCTGCTACGTTTACTAACTTCTGGCTATTGATAGATAGAGAAGTGTTAGGAGCAGTCATCTGGTCTAGGCGAGATGTACGCACCTGTGTATCAAAGTCTGAGATAGTAGAAGCAGCCTGGGTACCAGTGTGGTTAGCCCTAGCCAATGGGTCTACTGCTAACTTGCTTAGAGCAATAGCAGCAGAGGCATTAATGTCATCGTTAACAATACTGTTAGCAGCGATGGCTGCAGTAATAGAAGCATTAGCAGTTCCATCAAAGGAGCCAGAGGTACCGCTTACATCTCCTGTAAGGGAGATGGTCCTGCCTGTGGCTAGTGCTGTAGCAGAAGATGCTAGGGTAGCAGTAGCAGCATTACCAGTCACGTTGCCAGTTATAGGACCGACAAAGGCTGCTGAGGTTACTGTGCCACTAGCATTGATGTTAACCGCTGCGACTGTACCTGTAAGGGTAGGGGAGCCAGCGAATACGTTAGCACCTGTTCCTGTCTCATCGGTCAATGCAGAGGCTAGATTGGCACTAGAAGGCGTTGCAAGGAAGGTTGCTACTCCACTACCCAAACCACTGATTCCTGACGTTACAGGCAATCCTGTGGCGTTTGTGAGGGTACCAGAGGCTGGTGTACCCAGCACTGGTGCGGTAAGGGTTGGAGAGGTTAGAGTCTTATTGGTTAGGGTCTGGGTATCTGTGGTGCCCACTACAGCACTGGTTGATGCAATCCCGTGAACCCCACCACTTGCGTTGCGGTGTTCTTCCGCTAGACGGAAGTCTTGACCGATAGCCATATGGCGAATCTTGGCACCAGTGGAGTGTGCCTTGATTGTTGTGGAATCCTGAGCACGGGTAATGGTTATCGCATTACCAGCAACTGAGGTTGCTGAAACGATTTCCTCATTGGCTGTATCTGGGTCTACAACTAGGGTAAAGGTATCACCACTTGATAAGGTAACACCACCCATAAGGTTAGCAGCAGACTGTACGTTTACCGTTAAAGAACTGGTGCTCGCAGTTAAGTCTGCGGTAAGTGTAGTCTCTTGAGAGATACTGGAATATTGACGTGCCATTTATTACCTAACGTGTGTAGTGGATTCGAACAGGGTACTTGCCGAGCAAACGACCTGCTTCTTCTTGCAACCGTTGCTGATAAAGCGAGAATATAAAACGAGCAGCATTGGAACCAGAACCGATTGGTTTAGTGCGGTCTGCTTCATCTGCTTCTGCAGATGTGTATGTGAGACGAGATGGGTCAATGAAGGAGATAAGTCTGTATGCTGCACCGTAGATAATTACATCCTTGGTGGATAGTGGTAAACCAGTTACTGTAGTAAAGACATCACTGTTGTTAACCATAGCAGTAGCCTCTTTACTGTAGGTTACTTGTACGGTACGTCCTGGCTCCACTCCTGAATAAATAGTAATAGTATTACCACTAGTAAATGAACCTGTGTTAGCCATTGGGTCATGACGCCAACCTTTAATTGGATACCATTCTTTAGTTGGACCAGTGGTTGAGAAAGATACTGCTATAATACCTTCTGCTTCACTAGGAAGTGAATATGTACTTTGGGCTGGGGAGAAAGTAAAAGTAGTATTTCCAATACCCCATAATTGTGGATAGACTGCTTTAACCGTATCGTTAATTGCTCTCTTAACTGCAACTCTTGGGAAGGTAGGGGCAATGGTTACCTTTGCATTTAGAGCGTGAGTAGCAGGAGTGGTACCTTGGTAGCCACGACCAAATGGAGCAATTACTAAACTGCTTGCTGGTCTGTTTACAGAATCAACAAAGAGTAACTCTTCGTCAATTTCAATAAGACCACGTGCTACGTTATCTACAGAAGCAATGGTTGCAGATACAGCACTTGTGCTGGTTAATGCTGCTGTTAGATAGGTAAGTCTATCCTGTCGCATTGTGTAGCCAGCAAGGTTCAATAGAACCTCGTCAACCATATCGTTAAATGTTGTCATACGTCTATGCTCCTAAGTGCAGGAATAGCCTCTAGTCCTGTTGTACCTGCAATCTCATTACAGACTGCATTAAGTCCTTTGAAATCTTTAGGGCTTCTGCCAGGAGAAGCCTTCTCATTAAGAGCACCAAGTAAAGCAAGACCAGTAGTACCAGCCCATACGTTTGCAGCACCCTGCTCATCTTGAAATTGTTTAATATCAGTGATACCAGCAAGACGATTTAACTCGCCTACTAATGTACTACCTGCTACACCTGTTGCCATTATCTGTACCTTGCTGTCTTCTTAGCAACTTCTTTAGGTTGCTTACTGAACTGTTTTCCTTTACGTGTATCTTCACGTTTCTTACGGCTAGTGGCTGCATACTCAGATGCAGACAAAGACTCCCTGGCTTTCTTAGGTAGATACCTTTCGCCAGTAGCCTTCTTGCCCTGTGTTGATGGCTTACCAGACTTAGTGCCCCACTCTTCTTTTGTCCATTTAGACAAACTACCTTGGGCTTTAGTCTTAGGACCAGAATATCCACCGCCAGCCTTTTCATAGGCTTGGGCTAATAGTTGCGCTTTACGTGCAGACCACTGGCCTGGCTTACCGCCTTTAGAACCAGACTTAATCCGATTCTTAATGCGCTCTCTCATTTCTGGTTTAGTGTATGCCATTACTTCTTCTTTGCCTTGCCCTTAACTTTCTTTAAGTTAGGATTCTTTTTCTTTGCTGCAGGAGAAGCCTTGCGAGCACCTGCTGCTAGGATTGCACCAGCACGCTCCATTGGAATACCTTGCTTCTTAGCAATATTCTTTTGGGCTGCTTTAAAACCCATTCCTTTTTTAGTCTTCATATTATCCCTACTTTATTTGTTCTATTAAACCGCCACCACCAGTGAGCATGACTCCACCTCTCATGACTCCGCCTTTAGGTGTTGGTTTTTTAGTAACGATTGATTTAGAAACTTCTTTAGGCATAGCCTTCCAAA